CGCACTATGAAGTTCAGTTTGGTGGACTACCAGATCAATTAAAAGATTATCTTCGTAAGAGAGGAGTTACATCTAGATTTGTTGTAGGTGATGCTGGATTGTTATGTTATTCTGCAATTTTGCCAACATCAAATCTTGCAACTAACACTATATCTGGAAATTTTATGGGCGTGCAGGAAAAATTTGCCCATACAAGATTATACGATACAATTACTTTAGATTTTTATATTGATAAAAATTATAAATCTCTAAAATTTATTGAGAGTTGGATGGAGTTTATTGCAAGTGGATCTTTCAACCAACAAGGATTAGATGGAGAAAATTCTTCAATCAGTCAGAATAATCAAGGTTACTTTTCTAGGATGCAATATCCAGCATACTATAAGTCAAATGCAACTAGAATTATTAAATTTGATAGAGACTACAAACAAGAAATTGAATATAATTTTATTGGACTATTTCCATCAACTATTAGTTCAATTCCAGTAAGTTATGTTGCTTCTGATACCTTAAAAATGTCTGCAACATTTCAATACGATCGCTACATTGCTGGTAAATCTTTGAGTATTAATCAATATCTGGGAAATTCTAATAATAAGGAACCAACCGAACCAACAACTACTCAAAGAACTTTAGTACCAGTTCGTGGTCAAAGTGGTGTTGTTTTTTATGATTCAAGTATTGATACAAGAACTAGTGCTGAAGTGAATAGAAGATTTTTTAATGGTTCTGGGCAACCGATAATCAACTAAATAATTTTACTGAAATCTATAGGTCATTATGCCTTTACCTACAATTGCAACGCCGACATATGAGTTGGAAATTCCTTCATTAAAAAAGAAAATAAAATACAGACCATTTTTAGTTAAAGAAGAAAAAATTCTGATTATTGCTATGGAGAGTGAAGATCCAAAGCAAATTGCTGAAGCAGTTAAGACAGTAATTGGTAATTGTGTTCTCACTAAAGGAATTAAAATCGATCAACTAGCAACTTTTGATATCGAATATCTTTTCCTCAATATTCGTGGAAAGTCTGTTGGTGAAGATGTGGATGTTTTAATTACTTGTCCAGATGATGGGACAACACAAGTCCCGGCTTCTATAAATTTGGACGATATTCAAGTTCAGGTAAGTAAAGAACATTCTCGTGATATTAAATTGGATGATTCTCTAACTATGAGAATGAAGTATCCATCGATGCAAGAGTTTATTAAAAATAACTTTGCTAATGAAATGGATGTAAGTGTTGATGATACCTTTGATATGATTTCTTCTTGTATTGAACAAATTTATAGTGAAGAAGAATCTTGGACGGCAGCTGATGTGACGAAAAAGGAAATGAATGAATTTCTTGAGCAGCTGAGTTCGAAGCAATTTAAAGATATCGAAAGATTCTTTGAGACTATGCCCAAACTTTCTCATACACTCAAAATTAAAAATCCAAATACTGGAGTTGAAAGTGAAGTTATTCTGGAGGGATTAACATCTTTTTTCGCCTAGCGATGGCGCACGAAGATCTTGCGTCATACTATAAGACTAATTTTGCTCTTGTTCAGCATCATAAATACTCTTTGACAGAGTTAGAGAATATGATTCCCTGGGAACGGGAAATCTATGTTGGGTTACTCCAACAATACATTGAAGAAGAAAATCTGAAGAATAGTGCTAATGGCTGAAATGGATCCTGTAGCAATTGCCCAGAGCGGGGTTGACCCTGTAACAGGATCTCCATTGTCTTCGGAGGTTCGGAAGGCACTTTTTAGAAGAACGATTGTTCCATCAAAAGTATTTGCTCGTGGTGGAGCATTAGTAAAAAGAGATGAGAGTGCTCTTGTTGCTCAACAGCAAGTAAAAAAAGATGATGGTACTCTTGTTGTCCAACAGCAAGTAAACACGCAAGAAAGCATTACATCTCTTCAAAATCAAATTAATAATCTTCGTATAGAAGTCGCTGGATTAACTGCTGGGTTAGCCACTATTTCCAGACTTATACAAGCGGATAGTGTAGTAGAACAAACTCAGATTAGAACTGAGCAAGAAACTGAAAGAAGAAATGCTGAGAGACAAATTAGGTCGGGTAGAGAAAATCTTTTAGAGCAAAAGATTACTTCAGCATTAGCAGTACCAATTGCAAAGTTACAAGAGAAAATAAGTGATACTTTTGGTGGAGTGTTTAATGCTATTAAAATTCTATTTGTTGGGTGGTTAACAAATCAAGGAATAGAAACTTTAAAAGCATTTACTGAAGGAAATGGTAAGAAGTTAGAGGAAATTAAAAATGCAGTTATTAAAAATCTAGCAATTGCTGCTGGAGGTTTGTTCCTGATAAATGGTGGATTTGGACTAATTCTAAGAACGGTTACTGGAATTACTGCAAGAATTTCTAAATTAACATTTTCTTTAATTAAGGCTCCATTTAAACTTGCTGCTGCTGGTGGTGCAGTATTAGCAGCAAAGATAGCAGGAAGAAGAAATGTTTCCCCTCCTTCTGCAGTTCCATCAACAAAAGTTCCGATTACTGGAACTGGTGGAAAAGTCTTATCTGAAAGAGGTGCTAATTTCTTTACGCAGTCATTAAAAGGTCTTGGTGGTTTTGGGAGGGGGATATTTAAAAGTGTCGGTAAGGTAATGCCTTTCATAAATATTCCTCTTGCTGCAACGGCATCATATCTGGATTATAAAAAAGGTGATTATTTTGCGGCTGGACTAAGTGCTGCTGGAGCTCTTCCCGGACCACTTGGGTGGGCAGCTATCGCAGGAAGGGCTGCATATGGTTTGTCTGGAATGGAAGGTAAAGTAAAAATGCCCGAGGTGAAACCACAAACATCTGCACTAAGTCCAAAACTACCAAAAGTTGCAGAACCTTCGGCACCACCAATATTTGATATGAATCTTCAAGATTCATTAAAACCATTTTCTGATTTGGGTAACCAATCGACAAGTAATCCACCCACACCTAGCACAGCATCTTCTCCAGCACAAGTTCAAACTTCACAAAGACAATCTTTCAATATTGGAACATTACCAGAACCACAACCAACAGTTGTGGTAGCATCGACAAGTTCTGGTAATCAATCTGGAAGAGGAACTGCTACATCTGGACCTCTTACTGATATTCCTTTAATCCCATCAGCAAATTCGGATAATTTTTATACATTATATTCTCAAATGTGCTATAATGTGGTAACATAAGATGGTAGTAAAATCGCCACTAAACCTAGAAAGAGTTTCATCTTCAGTTTTCTTAACCAGAAAAGAACTTTCTGGTGCTAATCAATCGGTAAAAAATATATCCAATATTCTTATTAATAGGACAAAAGTAAAAAGAGAGTCTTTTGCAACTAAAAATATTTTAAGATATAGAAGAGTTGAGAGTGAGAGAAGAGCAGACCAAGAAAGTCAGTTAGAAGCATCTAACTTATCGGTTAGACCTGGTGGTCCATTTAGAATGATTCAATCGGTTGGTGGATCATTCCTTCAAAGAATTTTGGGATTTGTTGGGTATCTTGGAGCAGGATGGATACTTTCAAATTTACCAACCTGGATACAGTTAGGTAGAGAATTTATATCAAGACTTACTAAAACTGGACAAATTATCTCTGGATTTTTATCAAATACTATAAAATTATTTACTGGATTTGGAACTGTTTTGGATGCTGTTTGGAAGAATGTAACTAGTTTAGACTTTACAGATTCTTCAAATCGTCTTGAGACGGCATTTGGTGATTTAGCATTAACTCTTGGAGATATGGGTTCTCAAATCGAAGAAGGATTTAAACTTATAACAGCACCATATCTTACTACTCCTTTAGGAACTCCTTCTCAAGACGAAGGTGCATATCCAGAAACTAGAGTTCCAGGAGGCGGTTTTTCTGGTTCTGGAGTGTCTAAGGGTGAGCAAGTTGCACAAAGATTACAACAAGATCTTGGATTAACCGACTATCAGGCAGCTGCAGTTGTTGGAAATTTACTTAATGAAAGTTCTCAATTAAATCCAGCTCAAATTCAAGATGGTGGAAGTGGATTACTAAAAGTTGATGGTAAAACTGGATATGGATGGGCACAATGGACTGATATTGGAAGACAAAGGGAATTATATCAACTTGCTAAAAGTATGGGAGTTGATCCTTCTAAACAACCCCTAACTGATGAAATTAATTATGCTATGCTTTTGAGAGAACTTCCTAGGTATGATAGTGGTGGTAGATTTCGTAAGTCAAAAAATATACAAGAAGCATCAAATTGGTTATTAACACAATATTTTAGACCTGCGGATCAAGGTTCGAGAGAACAAGGAGAAAGAATTGCAGACAGCCGCAGAATTTTATCAATCCTAAAACAACCATCAGTAGCAAAAACACCACCTACTCCAGCACCACAATCTAAACTTGACCTTTCAAAACTTGGATTTAGATTGGGGGAAAGAGCAGGATACTCTAGAAGTAGGGGAAGAGTTCACGCTGGTAGAGATATTCCAATTGCCTCTGGAACACCGGTATATGCATTTACTGATGCAGTAATTACTAGTGTTGGTTATGAAGGCGGATACGGTTATTATATAACTTTTGTTGATACAAATGGTATAGAGCATTTTTATGGACACCTTCGTGAAATGCCCAAATTCAAAAAGGGACAAACTGTTTCGGCAGGGACTGTGCTTGGATATGTTGGATCTACTGGGCGGAGCACTGGACCTCATCTTCACTGGGAAGTTTCTCCCCGTATCGGTGAAGTTGGTTATACAAGAAATAATGTTATCGATCCAATTGAATATGGGTTTGACCCAAAAGCACCTTTTGGAGCAAAAATATCTGCAACACAGCGTAGAGTAGCATCACAAAATTTAAAAAGAGAAAGAAAAGGACCTCAGATTTATCTAATTGATGATAATAAACCAGTTGCTCCTCCAGCACCTTCAGGCGGGTATTATTCAAATATTAAATCAGATATCAATGAATTTAATATGTTAAATAAGTTTATCCAGAAAAAACTTCTAATAGATTTATCTTACCTATAATGTCACTAGTAAAGTCGATATATGAAGAGTTAATTATACAGTCAAACGACCAAAAAAGGACGGTTGATATTTCTACTGGCACAATCGCTATTGATTATTATGAAGATATTTTTTCCCCCACAATTACAGCGAAGATAAGAGTAGTTAATACAGGAAATACAATTCCTTCTGCAAATAATATTGATGGAGAAAAACAATCAATTTATAATGGATTACCTTTAAGGGGTGGTGAAAGAATTTCTATGAAAATTGCAGGAAACTCTACAACAAATCCTGGACTTGATTTCTCCAAAAATCCAAATGATTATCTTTATGTTTCAAGTATCACTGATGTAATCTCTGAAACAAACAAAGAAAGTTTTACATTAAATCTTGTTTCAAGAGAAGCAATCACAAACGAAACGACCAGGGTGATGGGAAAATTTCCTACTGGACTTTCAATTGATCAATCTGTTACTAAAATCCTAAAGGAAAATTTAAAAGTAAATAAAATTGGAACGATAGACCAAACTTCAAATAAGTATGGTTTTATTGGTAATATGAGAAAACCATTTACTGTTTTGGTTTGGTTAGCATCCAAAGGAGTTCCAGTAACTTCTGGAGATGGAACTGCTGGATTTGTCTTTTATCAAACGAAAGATGGATTTCAATTTAGATCAATTGATAATTTGATTTTACAAAAGGCAAAGGCAACATATATCTATAGTCAAACAACCACCAGTTATGATAATGAGGACAAAAAAGTCAATAATGATTTTAAAATTTTAAACTACATCGCTGATAAGAATCAAAACTTAATCGAGAAACTTAAACTGGGAACATATGCAAGTCATCGTATGTTCTTTAATCCTTTAAACTTCTCATTTTCAAAGTATGAGGAAGGGTTATTTAAACTTAAAGATTATTCTGGAAAGGCAAAAAATCTTGGAAGTGACCTTAAATTACCAAAAGTATCTGAAGGTTCAGATT